TCCTCCTAGACCCAGCGCTTCAGCAACACCTTCGGCGGCACCATCAACAAATGCGACACCGTCGGTGGCACCATCAAAAAATGGACGTCCTCCTAGACCCAGCGCTTCAGCAACACCTTCGGCTTCAGCAACACCTTCGGCTTCAGCAACACCTTCGGCTTCAGCGAAACCCAGTTCAAACGGTAACTCTTTTTTTAGTCGCGCAACAAGTGCAACACAAGCCGCCGCTGCCGCCGTCGTCGCGGGCACAGCAGCTGCATTAGCATCGGGTTCTCAAGGTGCCAAGGTCAAACGTAATATAACATCGACATTTTCTTTATCTGGCAGGAGCCGTGGTTTACGTCAAACGATGGACACCGAGCACGCAACTGCCAGCGTTGCCGAGGCAGCAGCTGAAGAGGCAGGGCAGACATTAATGCAACAATACGGAGCAACAGTAGGCTCTATAGCAGCCGGCGCAGTTGCAGGTGCCGCAATTCTTGCCTTAATACCAAGGGGTTCCAATGGACCAAACGAATTAAATATAGCGGCTCGCGCCGAAGCAGATAAAGTAGTCGCATTACAGAAACGCCTGGCAGCAGCTAAGTTACAAGAACGTGCAGCAAGTGCACGTCTGCCAGGAGCACCAGGGGCAGAGATAAGACCTCTAACCAAGCGTACTTTATATTTCTGCAGAGAGTTTACTGACAATGAAATCTATAGAATAGCTTTATCATGTGCCGAGGCAGCCGGCGAAGTAATACGGGTAGCTAAAGCGGAAAAAGGAGAAACTAAAATAAGCGCTAGAAAAGCGGGAGAGTTAGCATCAAAACTAACTTTCGATATCGTTGTAAAGCATTTAGAGCAGAATCCCATATGCGGTGAAAATAACGAGGAAGAGGAGCCAGAAAGCAATGAAGAGGAGTCAGAAGGCAATGAAGGCAATGAAGGCAGTGAAGGGGAGCCAGAAAGCAGTGGAGGGGAAGAAGAAGTGGTTCCGACGCCTAAACCCAAAGCAAAAGAGGCTCCGGCGCCTAAACCCAAAGCGCCTAAACCCAAAGCAAAAGAGGCCCCGGCGCCTCAACCCGAACCAAAAGCAAAAAAGGCTTCGGATAATCCAAATTTAGAGGCTATCAGGGAGCAAATGAAGAAAGGCCGCCAGACAGGTGGTTATATGAATAGGCCAGAGAATATTGGTAAAGCCAGTGCAGCGATTGCAATAGCTGCATTCGAAGGAAAAACAACAAAAGAGAAAAAGACTCTAGGTGCTGAAGAGGCTCAAACGCAGGGTTTAAATGCGAATGTATCAAAACAAGTGGTTGAAGTTATTCTTAACAGTATTAAGAATGTTTGATACAAATAATGTTTGATACAAATAATGTATGCTGATATATATTCCATACATGGAATAGGTATGAGCAACAATGCAAATGATATAAACGAGGGTCCGGAAATCTATGCACCACTAGCAGGTCTCATAGTTGAATATGGTGCAAAGCGCCTAGAAATAGTAGATCGTTCAGTAATTGAAATAGTAAAAAATAAAATTTTTACGGCTATCTATATGGATCTGATGTCAAAATCTGAAATTGAAGCGCAACGAGGAGGAGGACCTGTGACACAAGCCGGTACTCCCGCAGTGGGCACTCAACAGGCGCTACGTAATGCTGAATCAGCCCTAATAAGGGAACGGCGTGCTCGCGAAGCAGCCGAAGGTAAACAGGCTCTTGCGCGACAAAACGCTGCATATAGAGCAAGAGGACTTGAACTTGATGCTCAAAAAAGAGATAAACTTCATGCAGTCAGAGTATTAGTAAATCAAAGGGAACCTAGCACTCTGGGTCCAGGACCACGCGCAGCAGGACCAGCCGAGCGGGAAGCCTATCAAATTAAGGCTGAACTCGACCAAGCAGAAGAGGCATTTGAGGATGCGACAGATAAAACCAAAGCCGCTGCAGAAAAATCACTTACGGACGCGCGAGAAAGATATTTAGAAAAATTAAGTTCTAGTAGACAAGGACTACAAAATATAGAACGAGAGTTATTTCATGCTCGCCATGGGTTTGGAGCACTGGGCTCACCACAAAGGGTGGTACGCCACAATCTAGGTCAACAAGGTCCCCAAATGGAAACTTTAGGAGATTTGGTAGTAAGGAAAGGATTTGCATTAGGAGCATCAATAGGAGCAGAGGAGGGACTCGTAGCTAAAGGCACACGTGTTGCTGAATTAGGAAGCAAAGCATTAGTTGCACAACAAAAAGTAGTTAAATTAGTTAACAGAATGGATGAATTAGGTAAAATAGATCCTGGAAATCGAGATGTATTTGTAGTTGATACAATATTAGCAAATGCAAAAATTGGTTTGGTACCAGGACTTGCTATTCCCATTGTAGCCCCAATCGCATCCGAGGCATTAGTCATTTTACCAGTAGCACAAATTCTATGGTCGTATATCAAGCCTCTATATGGATATGCGAGAGGAGCGATAAGTCATGCATTAAATACACCAGAAGAAGCAGAAAAACGCAGAAGAAAAGCAAAATTTAATGAAGTAGAAAGAGTAAGAAGAGAAATAGGAAAACTAACTCCACTTGCCGAGCTTAAAAATGTGGAAGCTATGGGACGTATTGAATCATTACAGGAACAAATTAGGCAAATTGAAGAAGCAAATATAAGTGACCAGTTGAGAGGACGTAGGAAAGGCAATCTGAAAATAGCATTTGAAAGACAGCATCAATTAAATCAAGCAAGACGTTCGGAAGAAATTAAATCTGCCTTCGTACCAGCTAGATTCCGAGAATCTTGGGTAAATTCTAAATATGTATTGCAAGCTAGATATCTACAGGAGGATAAATATAGAGAGGCAAAGGAGCAGGAAAGACGAGCGTCAATTAACTTACTAAATCTAATTAAATCTCAGGAATTCGATACCCTTTTAAAAAATGCCCATAGAATTGATGATGCTACTCTTAAAAGGCGTTTTAATTTAATTATAGAGGACGAAAAAATAAGAAATCCACCGATGACACGTAATAATATACTAGAATATTTACATTCTCAACTAAATGATGGTCCGGTAGTGGACTATCATGATGGTCCGGTAATGGGCCAAAATAATACAAGAAAAAACAAAAGAATAACTAATTATTTCAAACCGGTTCCTACACGTAAAGCAAATAATAAACCACAAGGTAATAGTGCATCAGAAGAATTAAATAATAATAATAATAATTTCTATGGCGGCAACCACAAAGAGCAAAAGGGTGGCGCAGACAACAATATAGACTTATTAATTGCGGCAGCCAGTGCTACTATACATTCCGCGGCAAAGCAGAATGGTTGGACGGACGCCCAAGCAGATATAGCAAGATTAACAACATATTCGTATTTGAAAGCGAGTCATCTAGGTGATTTAGACTTGGAAGATGATGGAAACACATCCCCTACCGTTGGCGGTGGCTCTCAAGGTGAAATTGTTAAAGAAGTAATGGAGTCTATTGCTGAAGGTAATTCACCCTCAAAGACGAAGGCAAATGCCGTTGCTGTAGCCTCTTCTAATGAAAAGAAGAATGCTGCAATACTTGCCAACTCATTTAGTGATACATTTGCAAAATTAATGTAATACATGAGTAGAAATGGTCAGACGATCCTACAAGCGTGGTGCCGGTTACCTTTCACCTGCCGAATTTTTTAACCCGAATGCCCTACAGCCGTCTTCAAATGCAGTGGCTGTCTCCAGCGCACCTGTTCCCGGCTGGGTGCGTCCACCGCTGGCCGCAACCTCTTACACAGCCCCTGCCGGTGGCGCTCGTCGTCGTCGCAGCACTCGTAAGGTCGGTGGCTTCGCCCCGGCTGTCATGGGCTCTTTTGTAGCGAACGCGCAGACGGTCGTTGTCCCCATGGTTCTCTACGGTCTTTATTCATTGGTAGGAGCAAAGAAGAAGACCTCGAATAACAAGACCCGCAAGAACAATTCTGCGTAAAGTTGCCGAGCCCCTTCCCTCCGGCTTTTTTCAATCCCGTGCGTTTGCCCTGTTTCAGTGCTTAAACGCGCGTTAAGAACAAAAATTAGATTAATGGACCCGAACGGCGACTACCTCTTCCGGATTCGGACCGTAAAAGCCGCCCCGATACGAACGTTATCAGAAGCCCTCAAGGAGATTCTGACGGAGGCCAACATAGAGATTGACCAGAATGGGCTCAAAATCATGGCTATGGACGGGACGCACACAGTTTTAGTTCACTTAAGACTACATGCCGACCGCTTCGACGAGTACAAGTGCCCCCAGAAGTATATTCTTGGTATCAACATGATTAACCTGTTCAAACTCGTCAAGACCATGTCCAACAACGACTCGCTCGTAATGTTCATGGAGCGTCGCGATACGACCAAGATGGGTATCGTCATCTTGAACGGCGAAAAGCAGATGGAGACGACCTTCAACCTGAACCTTATCGAACTCGATATTAACCCCATCGAGATTCCGCCGGTTCAGTTTTCCGCTATTATCACGATGCCCTCCCTGGACTTTCAAAAGATTATCCGCGACATGTCGACCCTGGGTGAGACGGTCGAAATTACCAGCGCCTCCAACCAACTTATCCTGAAGTGTCGCGGCGATTTCGCCGAGCAGGAGACCATCTTTTCGGTCGGCCAGGGTATGTCGGTATCCAAGTCCCACACTGAAATCGTACAGGGTAACTTCCTTCTCAAGCATCTCGTCCTCTTCACCAAGTGCACAAGCCTCTGCTCTGATATCTCAATCTACCTCAAGAACGACTATCCTATTATCATTGAGTATTCAGTGGCCGGTCTGGGTGAAATCAAGTTGGCCCTAGCCCCCGCTCCATCCAAGCAATCTCACACCGGCAACGCGAAAAGTTGAGCAGGACTTTAAGCCAAAACCCAAAATAAAAACAAGAGATGACAGAAGATACTCCGTCCAATTTTCCAACCGGACCCTGGTCTCTGTATTATCATGATACACAAGACCAGAGTTGGTCAGAGGATTCCTATAAGAAAGTGGCCTCCTTCCGCGACTATAAGACGCTGTGGGCCGCCGTTAGTTCAATTGGTGTAGATAAGTTCAATAATGGTATGTGGTTCTTTATGCGCGACCCGCACCCACCTCTGTGGGAAAATCATATGAATATCCGCGGCGGCTCGTATTGTATCAAGGTAGGCCAGAACCTGTCTTATGAACTATACCAGCGCTATATCGCCGCTGGTACACTGGATATGGTTAGTAAGCGACCGGTAGAAAATCGCATCGTCGGCATCAGTATCAGTCCGAAGAAGGGATTTCATATTATCAAGATTTGGAATCAGAATGGCGATTGCGGAGATATGAAGGACCTGGTCCTCCTAGACGAGAGCCTGAACGTCAAAGACATCTTGTATCGGCCAAATGTTAACCAACGCATGTGAAACGGGCCCTATAATTTTTAGAAGATAGTTAGATTTGTTTAGATAAAACAAATCTAAATAGCAGATTACAAATATAATATTCTAAATACCCGCTGCGGAAAGAACGCTCGATGTATGATTATTACCATTCGTATTATTTTCAAACTTGTTAGAGATGACACAAAATCCGACTCTATAATCACCCCCACTAAAGAGTAATCCATTCGATTTAACTGCTCTAAAAACTAAAATGTCACTATCCCCATTTACCACACCTACGTAAATTGTTCTACCCATGTCCTTTACATCGCCGTAGTCTGGTAGAGGACTACTTAATGACACATTATTTAGTGTATTAATTGCGTCGGATAAGTCAGTAATAGTATTCGCAAGATACATGTTTTTCGATACAATAGTGAAATTATTGCTAAATGCTGATTTTAAATTACTTTCTAAAAAAAATCCAGCCTGATTTCCGTCGCCACCCGTACTCAACCGTGTTTGCTTAAGAACAGCAATTGAACGCAGAGAAGAAGACATTTATATTTAGTCAATATAATTTAATTTATTATTAACCTAACCGAGCAACCGTGACAGGGTACGTTATCGGGTCCGCCGCCCACACACGGATATAAAACGTATCATACTCGTAGTTCTCGGAAGTGCCCTCGGAGCCACCACCGAGTTGACGCTGAACAAGTCTGTACAGGGCGACATGGTGATTGGCCGTATCAGTTGTTGTAACCTGGCGACCCATATCGCGAAATAGCGAACTCGTGATGCCGGGACTAGGCTGGTATACAGCAGCATCAAACGCAGCCTGGGTCATGACCGCTGATACTGTAGAACCTTCATTTACTGTAAAATAAGTAGTACCGCTTAACGCAATAAAAAATTTAGTACGCGCGTCAACCTGCGAATATCCGCGGCCAACTGAAGACATTTATATTAAGGAAAAGAAATTTCTATCAAACCACAGTTATCCAGGCTGACATGGCGCCCCAACACCAATTTAGTCATGTTATAAATCCACGTATAATGCGTGACAAGTAGAATCGTTCCACCGCGACCCTTAACAGAATCGATAAAATTAATAATAGCCTTTTTTTCTTCCGCGTCACTTCTTTTAATAAAAGGATTAACATCCGCCACATCGTCACAATTCCACAAAGAGGGGCATGCCGCCACAACAAAGTCACGCTCTAGTCGCTTATCGCACATATTATGACCCGCCGGCTGCTCAATCAGCGCATCCACAACATGAACACGTCGTTCCTCGGCGGACGGCATGCTCGCCAAAAGTGTGGCACGGCACCTGCGCATCGGTGAGCAATAGATAACATCAAACGTTTTATTCTTGAATGCATCCTGCATAGCCGTTGCTTGCTTCAAACCCTCGTCTGTCAACTCCGCATCCATATAAACTGGGTCGGTATAGCGCCCCGTGCCCTTTTCATAGTAGTCAATGTTATGGGTGGCCTGCGCATGGCGCATGAAAACGAGAGTAGTTGACATGATGTTTTAATAAAACATTCATGGAAATTAAGAACTCAATTTTTTTAACATACTATACAGGGACACCCGTAAATTCTTTCTCGGATCCATCGCGCAAAAACATCTTAAATTTTGCCGAAGCCCAGTCATAAAACCGCTTTTCGCGAATGATAAACGCCGCCATGAGAACCGCAAAAGGCGGCTCAACCCCGCCCATAAATCGCGTCTCGGAAAAGAAATCCTCCATGGACACTGTCTCGTCGCCTAGGGTAAACTCCCCGCTCAAATAGGGTAACCGTTTTTCGATACCATTGTGTCGCATATCCACAATGACCTTACCATCAAAATACCAGAAACGAGTCGCATCGGCAATTGAAATAACGCTGCGGTCAACAAACTGGCCATTATCGGCAATAAACCATTCGTGTTCCGTCGTCAAATAGCGATATAGATTATTAGTTGTCTTTGCAACATCACCAGTAAGAACCATTACAAATCGCAGCGCAAGTACGCCTAGTGTTAGTACACTCTGATACATATCTATTATAGACTAGAGTGGGCGCTTTAGACCGCTATAATTGTTTAATAAATTTCCCAAGAAGTGATTACTGCTACTTTGGCCTCCTTGCCATCTACAGACCAGATATCCCAATTATTAATCCATAGAGCTTCAATAGAAAGAAACTTACCAAACGCTAATTACGACAGGTCTAATTTGACGTGCTAGCCGACGTGCACGTCGGGCAAAGAACTGGTGGCTTCACACTACAATCCTTACTCATCTCGCTTAACGCTCCTTCCATGTCCCGCTCAACCTGGCTTACCAGCCTCTGTTGTTCGACACTCGGTCCCAAGACGCTAGATGGATCGAGAGGAGCCTGCGACAAACCGTTATAACTAACTTCCGTTTTTAGAATCTGTGATAGAACAAGAAGAGCCAGAAGCCCTACAAAAAAGAAGGGAGGTAATGCAAGCAGAATCCATGCGGCGATTTCAAATCCGGACGCACATAGAGTCCAAATCAATGCTGAACCAATAGCCAAAAACAATGTATTTTTAAGGATGGCCCGAGCATCAAGTTGAGTTATATCGTAGCAAATTAGCGCAGAGACAAAAATAATATATATGAGCAAAGGTTTACAGATTGACTGCGTAAATATTTGGATAACATCCATTTTTCCTAGTAAAACTATATATTTTTATCGGGGTTCAGGGAATAACAGGAAACCCATTAATGTAGCCACCGACCCTCTCGCCGACTTCATCGTCGGGTAGATACTGATAGAGGTCGCCCGAATCGACGTCCTTCCAGTAGATAATCTTGCGAATACGAACGGGTTCAAGATTGAGCGCAACCTCTTCCTCTTCAGCAGCTTCCTCCTCCTCTTCTTCCTCCTCCTCTTCAGCCTCCCCTGCTTCCGCAGAACCCTCCTCTTCTTCAGCCTCCCCTGCATCATTGAGTTCGATCGCCTCAACACCAATTTCGTCGGCCTCTAGTTCATCGGCCTCTAGTTCATCGGCCTCTAGTTCATCGGCCTCTAGTTCATCGGCCTCTACATCCGAACACGGCGTAGCCGGCTGCGCACGCGGATAATCATAAGAACGTGGAGTGTTAATCGTTAGAGCGGGCTCTTGACGCGACAGCGTGGGCTCATGACGCGACAGCGTGGGCTCATGACGCGACAGCGTGGGCTCATGACGCGACAGCGTTGGCTCATGACGCGACAGCGTTGGCTCATGACGCGACAGCGTGGCCTCTTGCGCCACCGGCTCCTCACGAATAACAAGGTCTACGCCATCGCTTGTAGGGGTAACAAAGGTACGCCTATTGTCGGTAACTGGCGCAAGCGGCGCTTGCCGCCATGCTGCCGCCGGCTCCTCATCAATCATAATAGTATTTACGATAGACTCGAAGGCCTTGTTGGCTTCACCATCATTCTTACTAGAAACGGCGAGAACCAGGCGAAACATCTTGATGATAACATCCTTACTTTCATTTACTGTAAGAGGCATCTTTTTACTATGATATCAAACGGTGCGAGGCGCTTCAATTTTCATCGTTTTTATGGATCTCCATATTTATCCCAATATTCACATACTGTACACAGGCCCTCTCGTAGATGAGTATCAGCATCACCACATTCGGCACATACATAATTTGCGTAAGCACAAGAACGAATTGGTCGCCGGCGCCACGCTCTCTGAATAGGAAGAACTAGCAGTTTTACATACCACATGTCTACGGCGTGTAACATTTTATCAGATGTACACTTTTCTGTTACACTCGACAAAATAATATGTAGAATAGGATTCATTACTTATCAGATAGGCATTGAGTTATATTCAATTTTAAATTACTTCTTCTGAAGTTTTATCTAATCGGAGAGAGCGGCCGCCGCCTCCTTATACATTTTATACTTCTTTTTTCCATCTTCGGTTAGTTCTACGCACTGCTCGCCAAATGCGATTGATACCAAATCCATTTTAGGAGAGGATTTGAGTTCATCAAAAATTGTTAATGTAGTTAGAATTTCCTCCTTTGTTTTATTAAAAACTGAACAAATTATTTGTAAATACCTTTCATCGTAAAATATTATCGATGCACAATGTAGCCCAGGGCTTGGATTTATCCAAACTGATATATGTTTGGCTATCTTACCCAACGCGCGCGGCTTTGTTATATTATTCCAAAATTCCCAATCTTCTTTATCAAATTTTAACATATCGGCTGCCATTTCCTCTGTTAAATCGCAGCCAAAGCCGGTGGAGTGGCGCTCCGTGCCTTGTAAAGTTGCAACGGCTTTATCAGGACCTATTTTTAAAACATCACCACTTACCGCCAAGAGGTTAAATATATATTTCATGTGAAATGCTTTTCTATATTCCTCAAAACCACCCTCCTATTTTTCGTGTAAGATTCTTTCGTTTACCACCAGCAACATTTTTAAGAGTGCGATTCTGTCGTCTTCTTATCTTTCGTGTACCACCAGAAAATCCTTTAAAACTACTAGTTACACGATATATAAACATAATAGTTCCTGGCTTTGTAAAGCCCTTATAATATAGAATGGCATTCAGGTCATCTCTAATCTTCGTTTTTGAAATAGACGAAGTAGTAACCTTTACCCTGTTATCATAATATCTCCATTGTATACCACATTCAGTATATGCCTTAGCGTGATCGCCAACTCCAGTAATAACTGCTTCAAGCACGATTGCGCCTGCACCTTTAAATATAAGACTTTCTAGAACAGGAAAATATCTTTCCTTTGCGTGAGCACCGGTGGGCATCAAAGGCAACGATATAGCAAAAAAATCAGTGGTCTTGTTTATAGAGGTCGACATTATAATTTTTCTAATGTCATCGGTATTAGTATAATCAGCTATTTCTAGTGAAGAATAAAATTTATTTGTTATTTTACTAAAAAAATAGGCTAATAATCTCGGATCGCCACCCGATACAATAGACAAGTTATCTCTATTTAAACTTACCATACTTAAAATTTCTTCGTATTGTGCTGTTTTTTCGGTTTGTTTAAAGTATTCTAATATATAAAATACTGCGCACCATTTTATTATACTTTTAATATCTCCCACAGTAGATTTTTTTAATAAAGCCTGTCTCGAATTTAATAAATTTAAGTAGAGTGTAATACAAAAAAGGGCGTTGTTCATATATTGTTCCGATATCGATGAAGAGTAGTCGGTCTCGTAATATTTTCTATCTACTTCTAAAATTAACTTATTAGCAATAATATTATTAGCAAATAATGAAAATAGGAATGAATCAATCCAACAATCGCTATCATCTTTTCCTTGCGCCCACCCCAGTATGTCACATTCACCGACGCCAGGTAACCTATATTGGGTATAGCCATATTTTCTTAATAATTTCATGATACTATTAGTACTTTCTAAAGTTCTAGTATTGATTTCGTTATTAGATAAAACTGCTTCACCGCATGTAGCAAACTTATACTCTATGAGTGACTTGATGCACTCGGTAATATAATCTTCTGATTCGCTATGTCCGAACGTCATAGTATCCATAACAGATGTATTTTTACATATATCTGTACATGTATTTTTTGAGGTTACTAATGGTTCTACTGTTTCTAGATTTCTACCTTCTGAAAATATACTTTTTAGTACTTTTTCTTTATTTGTCAATTCTGATGTAGCCATGTTCTACATTTACTAAATAAAAAATATCGAATCTACTTCTTTTGAATGTTCATGACAAACTCCAACGTGCTCTCCTTGCCAGCAATCGGCTTAGATCGGCGCAGACGGAGTCCCTGTGCACCTGGAGCATTGAGTCGACGTGCCTCTGTCGGGACGAATACGTTACGCAAAGACTGGTCATAAAAGTCAATTGGCTTGGTATCCATGGTCTGAATAATAGAAACCATAGGCGGCGTCAACACGTCCAGGCGCAACTTCTTCTCATGCAAAATCGCACGGAACTCGCGAATATCCATCGAGCCGCCAAAAATGCGCAGAACCTCGCGCTTCGGCGCCGAGCGCACACCTGTGCTGGAGCCACCGACAACTTCAGCGTCTTTACTGTATAGCGAGTTCAACATCGCATAGCGCTCCCACTGTACATTAGAATCCAGCCGCTCATGGAACAGGTAGGCTACCGAGCACTCCGGTGAGCAGAAGTTTCCATAGACATACCAAATTGTCTCTTTGATATCAGACGGAATTACGCACGGCACAGAATCGAATGGATGGCAACACCAGAAACAGTAGCAGTCAGTGCGCTCCGGCAACTTCTGAACACGATTGCTATCCTGAAACTGAACCATCAGACGCTCCGAATAATGTGTCGGTAACGTGCTCTTATATGGCGCCTCAAAGTGTCGCGCATCCTTAATACTCGTCGGTACAGGAAGTTGAGAGGGCTCGGACTCGCCCCGCTCCTCGTTAAGAAAGGAAAGAGTATCCTTGGTATCATAGGGCGCCGGTAGCACAGGGTCATATTTCGGCGCTCCCGCAGTAGTCTCCGCCTCAATCTTTGACATGTTAACCGGAATGTGTGCAATAAGTGGCCGTACCTCGGCCATCAGAGACCCAACGATACCGTCAGGTGTAACAACCGCTACAACGGCAGGTTTATCCTTCTTCACACGCGTTTTCTTTGGCTCCGTAGGAGAAGTATCAACTACAATATCAGTCTTCTTGACTCGCTTCTTGCGCTCAACCGTACTCATATACTTTTCGAACACCGTCCTGCTTTAGGTATTCGTTCATATAGACCATTTAAAGACATAAGCAAAAGCAGATGAGTCGCCCGACGCCACAAAATCTGGTAGGAATTACAGTGTGTGTAAATTATGCCGATAAACTTGGCCCTGCCATGAAACAGAACATGAAATTTTTCAAGAAACTCTATGTGGTAACGGACCCTCTTGACATCGATACATTTGAAGCAGTAAAAGACTATGCAAACACAGAACTCATTCTAAATCCTAATTCAAAACTTAATGGTGCGAAATTTAACAAGTCGGGTCTGATGCGCAACGGACAAGAAAAAGCACATCAAGAAAATCCTAATGCCTGGTTTGTTGTTATCGACGCCGATACATTGTTACCTGATAATTTTTGGCAGATAATGGATGCACAATCGAAATTTGACAAAGATATCTGTTACCTGCTCAAACGAAAAATGTATAAAACACCAGAAGATTTAGAAAATGACATAGTCTGTAGAACACAGTATGGATGCGGATTTTTTCAATTATATGTCGATATAAAAAGATTATATCCAACCTTCTCGAACTCGGCGGCTGTCTGTGATATAGTATTTCAACAGGGATTTAGAAAAAGAACTATAGAACTAGACGGATATTGTACACATTTGGGCGACGCGGGGCACGATTGGGACGGTAGGGTTTCCGCGCAGTGGGCCTAACGCAGAACGCAGTGGGCTTAAAAACAGCCACCCTATTTGAAACAAGATGACTTCTCTGTGGTCAGAAAAATACAGACCTCTTCATTTAACGCAGGTCCACGGACACGATAACCTGCGCAAACTTTTGGAAACAGCCGCCAAAAATAAGTGTCGCGGCCTTCCTCCACTGATTCTATACGGACCTCCTGGAACAGGGAAAACTTCGATTGCGCATGCTCTCGCCTTGGATACCTATCCGCAGACATCGCCAATCCTGTCTTCTCTCTATCTTAATGCCAGTGACGAACGCTCCATTGAAGTGGTGCGCGAACGCATTTTTGATTTTGTTCGCACACGATGGCCAGGAATTGAACGCAAGTTCGTTATCTTTGACGAAGTCGAGACCATGACGGACCAGGCCCAGTTATCGCTGCGTGCTCTCCTTGATGCCGACGATGAGGTTGTACCGAAACCACTCTATATTTTCCTCTGTAATACGCTGTGCCGCGTACATCCATCGATACGGTCGCGCGCAGTCGCCTTTTTTTGTGGTCACTTGAGTCCAACTATTATACGCAACTCGGTACAAAGTGTCCTTAAGACGGAAACACGCAAGGCGACAAAGGATAATGTACCAACGGACCTGACTCTTCAAATTCTGCGCGGCGACCTCCGTCAAATCTATTGTAAAATTCAGACGGGTGAAAACATCAATGAGTGGGAAACATGGCTTCAGCGTCTTAAAAATCGCAAGGCGGCAGGTACAAGTATGATTTGGGAAGACGGGCTTTCACGGACACCAGTTGCCGTGCTATGTCGCAATGTGCTTCTTTGGCTTGAATTGAACGGTCATTTAGAGAAGCCCGAAATTGTAAAACCGTTCATAGATGCCGTCTTTAGGGTGAGAGATTTGACTGCAGAGCAGGCCTCCTCCGTTCTAGCCCCCGCTTGGGACAATTCAGTAGCAAAACACCTAAAAGATTGACGTCCTTTAACACCCCTAATCCATTTATAAAAATGGACATGCGTATTACGCCTCTTCGTATCAGCACAATGACTACGACGTGCCAAATGGGGTCTACGATTCGACTTGACCTACTGTTTGAAAAGATTAACACGATTCCCTATTGGTATCTTGGTGAAGGTGTTCTAAAAATGGAGTACAAGGGTGAAACGAAGGGTATCTGTCGTAATGATATTATGCTACGCCGTAAGCGCGTGAAGAAGACCTTCTTTAATCAGTCTTCTCTTGTTGTACGTCTTCAAATCAACGATACAATTTGGAAGGAAGTGAATATCAAGTTGTTCAGCAATGGTGGCGTCCAGATGACGGGTGTTCCAGATGATAGGACGGGTCGTGCGGCAATCGAATGGCTAGCCTCTCATATCGAGTCTTCGTATGAAGGTGTCTTTCCTACAAAGCGTGGCATCCACCGCTATGAGACCCAACTCGTAAACAGCGACTACAGTATTAGTGTACCGATTCGCAGGGAAAAGTTGCACAAGATTCTCGTAGAAACCTATGGTCTCTTTAGCACCTTCGAATCAACTATATATCAGGGTGTAAATACGAAGTTCTATTATAACAAGGCACGAAAGACGGGTCCTCCAGGTATTTGTCTCTGCCCGTCACCGTGTGAAGGTACGGGAAACGGTGAGGCAATTGGAGATTGTAAGCGAATCACAATTAGTCCATTCCAGACCGGACGAATCATTATTACAGGTGCCCGGTCTTTGGAGCAGATTGAGGAGGCCTATCGCTTCATGAATGAAATCTTCGTTAAGCACGCAGCCGATATCATTCGTGTGTCTGTTGTTGCCCCGCCAGCAGTAGCAGTAGCAGTAGCAGTAGCAGCACCAAGTCCGGCCAAGTCAAAGCATCTCTGGGTTCCTCACCCGAGCCCGCGAAATATAGTTCAGATTCCTGCGGAAAAAGTCATTGAAACTCTTCCCGATTAGACCCAGAAACAATATGGCGACCCCGGTACAACCCACAAACACAGATTTGCCCAGCGAGAAAACTTTGGTACATGCGGCGCGCATCGCTCTAGAGCAGGATAAGCCTATCCTCCTCGATTACTATATCGCTACGCGCGATGGTTCTGCTTTTTTAGGTGAGGATGTTACGACCAAGGAGAAGAACCTTGTAAAGTCCGCTGAGGAGTACACGAGCCCGATTCAGAAGGTGTTTGGCACGAAGACGGAGTTTATCATTGTAACGGAGAACTCAATCTATATCGTAGCCGGTACCATCAAGAAGAAGAATATTTCTATGGGCGGTGGCTCGTTGGCTCTGAAGAACGAGTAAAAATCCTCCCCTAAAATAGATAAAATGGGCTCAAGTTGCAGTCCGACCTATCCTACAACAGGTTCAACGGACCAGGGTATGCAGTTCGCAAAACTGACGGCGGCATATCACGGTGGTTCAAGAAAATCGTTGCGTAGAAATAAGAAGATGCGTACAACTCGGAAACAAGGCGGTGGTGCTTACTTCACTCCTTATTCGGATTACCCAACGGCATTTAACCAGATGCTCCCCTCTAATTTGACTGGCCCAATGAGCCAACTTGAATCTGGTGTTCCCGGTGGTTCAGCCACGGGTGCTCTGGATGCAAAATTCGCCGAACTTCCGGCGATTATCCGCGCGGCCCAGGGTGGTGGCAGCCGCCGCACAACACGTAGACACCGTGGAGGCTGCGGCGCGCCCGTCAATGCGTCCTACACTCTCCTGACGCCGACAAACTCCGCCGCCGCCGGTGTTCTACACACGGGTGGATCCAGAGGTCGCAAGCACCGCGGTGGCTCGGCCCCTATCAACGCGCCGTCCGTTATCCTCTCGAGCCCCGAAGAGTTAGCCGCCGCGCGCCTGAACCCGCAGTGGTACACAGAGAACACGGTCATCCCGAATTTCCGCGGCAACATCCCTTACCCAGGTGGCACTGTCGCTGCGCCGATGCCCCCGCTGCGGGCCAGTGGTGGTCGCCGCCGCAACCGTAAGGTCCGCTACTCACGCCGTCGTTAAATATTAATCTATTTGAAAAAAAGACTTATAAAGACTTTATTTCAAAATACTTGGCGAAACTCGGATTCGAACCGAGGTTGCGGGAGTCAAAGTCCCGCGTCCTTACCGACTAGACGATATCGCCTCAATACTATACACCATAAACATGTTTAAATACTTTTATCTTTTACAGCGAATGCGGATGAACTCAACACGAGAACTAGGCCCAGCATTGAAAAGAGTACGCCGAGAGCACGGAATCCGTTAATTGTATCTTGAAATACGAAGGCTCCTAGCAAAAGCGAAACGAGTACAGAAACAACACAGCGATAGATGTGTATCTCGACCAGTGAACCGACACTATAGGCCGCCCAAAGATACATGAGTGGCGCTAGAATACCGCCAACGGCGCCGGCCCCTCCTAATACAGTCCAAACTCGTGTCATGTCAGCATCAGTCGCATTCGGACTCGCGAGTCGCGACCATGACTTGTATGATTCGCGAGCGAGTCCAAAAAATGTAGCATCAAGCAGTCCTAGTCCGAGTCCCCAGACTAAAGCCATTCTACTCACTCATTACAAAATTAAGTGGCGTTCCAGACCTCGGTGCCCTCCATTCCGGAAAGACACGCTGTAGCGCTGCCCTTTGCTCGGTGGTCCAGCCGGCCTTCTTCTCACCGGTAGACACCGCGATATCGATATGGACAAAGAGGTCGCCATATTCACCCTTTTTACCGCGAACAGGCATACCCATGCCCTTGACAACGAGAACTGTGTTATGCTGAAGAGGACCACCGGCCCATGACAATGAAACCTCCTTACCATTGGGATGGTTCTTAATCTGCGCATGAAATCCAAGAAGAGCCTCCGCCATTTCAACCGAGTGAGTTAAATGTAGGTCGTTGCCCTGCCACTCAAAATCGGAGTCGGAACTGGTACGTAGCAGATTTAGAATTACATCACCAGGGCGCTCGTATTCAGGCGCATCAGAGCACTCGCCAACGAAGCGCAACTTCTCACCATCAGGCATACCAGGCTCGATACGCGCGTTTAGGGCTTTCTCATGCGTCTTATACTTCTTACCACTACATTCGTGGCATACCTGTAAGACACGCTGACCCTCCCCATTACAGTCAGGGCACTTCTGTACTGACTGCTGCACCATACCAGGAGCAATTTGGCGCATCATAATACGCATACCCTGTCCGCGGCACCCACCACACTGCTCTGATTTAAGTGCGCCGCTGGCCTTACAGAGAGTACAGCCTCGCTGCTGATGAAACTTAATCTGAATGTCGCGGCCGTTATAGAAATCTGCCAGACTCAACGGAATATCCTGAGCCTTATCGGGTCCACGCGGAACCTTCCTAGGTTTTCCTCCCATCGGCATGCCTCCACCACCGAACATTTCTCCAAACATTGCACCAAGCCCACCGAGCCCTCCAAACGGATTTCCACCCATGAACATCTCATGAATATTGGGCCCACCGCCCCCTCCCTGGTCTTCACTATCGGAGCCCGTCAAATCGTAGACCTGGCGCTTTTCAGGAGTACTCAGCACTTCGTACGCATGATTTATCTTCTTGAACTCTTCGGCATCACCGCCTTTATCGGGATGAGCCGATTTACTCATTTTATAGTAGGCCTTTTTGATTTCATCTTGTGAAGCCGACTTGTCTACACCTAGAACTTCGTAGAGAGACATAATTCTTATTAATTATTTATGAACTCGGTTTAAGTCAATAAACCAATTGACCTCAAATGAGAGGATATAAAGTCGTCTCAATTTGTTTAATTAAATGGCACAGGATTTTACCTTTGTCACAGCATTCTACAAGTTGTATGAGACCGTAGATGAATCGTATCTAGATAATTTTATCAAGTTCGCCGCCAAGGGTCCAAAGATAGTTCTATATCTTGACAACACTGTCACATCGTGGGCAGAGAAGTTGACGCCCTATAAAAATGTACAGGTTCGCTATGACGTACAGTTTGCAGATCTGGCTATCACCAAACTCTTTCCTAAGGAGACAACCGTCCTGCCCGCCAACGCCACTGTGAAGAAGGATACCTACGAGTATATCTCACTGATGAACAGCAAACTCGAACTACTTAATATGTCCAATGCCACAACGCCGAACCTAGCCTGGTTTGATTTCGGTATCATCAAGATTATTAAGAATCTTGATGCGGTGTGGACGAAGTTACAGTTCCTCAAGGTACCGGAGCAGAAGGTTCTTCTCGCGGGTTGTTACAATTGGACAGATCCGAACCGCCCTGTTTCCCTAGACACAATTCATTGGCGCTTTTGCGGCGGTGTTATCTTTGGAACAAAGGCCATGATTAATAAATTCTACCAACTCTCAACCAAGAAGTTGACAGAACTTTCCCTCGAAAAGAAACTGTCATGGGAGGTCAACGTCTGGGCCCTGATTGAACAAGAAAATCTAGATTTTTTCCAGTGGTATAAGGCTGACCACGATGATTCCATCTTTGATTTTCCTATCGAGAAGCGCGTAATGGTTATTCTAATGATTAAGAATGAGTCGGCCATTATCAAGCGTTGCATAGAGAAGGCCTTGTCCATCGCTGACGCAATCTATGTGGCCGATACGGGCTCAACAGATGGCACGGTACAACTGTTGTGCGACTTGCTACCGACTCTACCTGTACCCGCGAAGATGGATGGGCATGTGTGGAAGAATTTCGGCCACAATCGTTCTCTGTCCTTTAACGGCGCCGTAGAATTCTGCGATGAACTCGAATGGAACAAAGAATTGACGTACGGGCTTCTTCTGGACGGTGATATGAATTTTGTCTTGACGGATAAGTTCAAGAAGTCTGACCTAGTTTCGAACGGGCATTCAATTATGCAGAAGAATTCTAGTCTTGAATACTATAACACCCGCTTTGTAAAACTTGCCTACCCCTGGAAGTGTGTCGGTGTAACTCACGAATACTGGGACGGTTCAAATTGTACAAAGTTGGATAGTGTCTACATCGACGATATTGGTGACGGCGGTGCCAAGGCGGATAAGTTTGAGCGTGATGCGCGGCTCCTTACCGAGGGTCTGGCGGAGGATCCTACGAATGTTAGGTACATGTTTTATCTTGCACAGACGCTAAAAGATACCAAGAAGTTACCCGAATCGATTGCGATGTACAAGCGTCGCGTAGAGGCAGGTGGATGGTACGAGGAGGTCTGGTATGCAATGTACCAGATAAGCCGTCTATCGTACGAGTTGGGTAATCTAACCGAAATGGAGTATTGGGGCAACCGCGCATGGGACTTTCACAAGCAGCGCACAGAAAATCTGTACTTTCTCACACGTATCTTCCGCGAAAAGGGCATGAACTACAAGGCCTGGCACTACATGACGATTGGTCTAACTGTCCAGAAAACGAGCGACCAACTTTTCATTGAGACCGATGTGTATACGCATCTGTTTCGCTATGAAAAGACCATTCTAAACTATTATATCGAACCGCACAAGCGCATCGAGGCACTCAAGGAACTTATTGATTATTTTAATCTACAGGGCGGTCATTGCTATAGCAATCTTCAGCACTATGTTGACCCGATTAAAGCCACCTATAAAGCACTAGATTACAAGCAAATCGGTGATTATGTTGCGACGTCAACGGCTATTCTGCGGCAACCCAATGACGCGTACCTACTAAACATTCGCTATGTCAATTATCGCATTCAGCGTGATGGCTCGTACATGATGATGGATAACGGTATTCTGAGCCGCGACAACCCTGTCAGAACGCGCAATTTCGCCCTCAAGGTTGACAAGAATTTCACAGCACTGGGTCCGATGGAGGAGATGAAGCCCGATTTTGAATCAAAGCACTCGGTCCATATCCAGGGCCTCGAGGACGTCAGAATCTACCAGGATGGCGATATAACAAAGTGGGTCGGTACATCTATGGAATTTTCTTACGACGGACGCATTCGCCAGGTTACGGGCACCTACGACCTGCAAAAGAACAAGTTCATGGATGGTAAATCTCTGAAGACGCCGCACAATTCGGATTGCGAAAAGAATTGGATTCCTCTAGGCAACGATGAATTTATCTATGGCTGGCATCCATACCGTATCGGCAAGGTAGAGGGCGACACGTTGACATGGACCACAAAGCAGGATACCCCGAAGTTCTTCGAGCATATGCGTGGATCCTCTAACGTCGTTGAGTACTATGGTTCACTTTACTGTATTACGCACGTTGTCATGTACACCACGCCCCGCAAGTACTATCACCAACTGGTTCGACTCAATAAGGAGTCTCGTCTCATCGAGGCCTACACGATGCCCTTCTATTTCAAGACGAATCATATCGAGTACGTTCTTGGTATCGAAATCAAGGATAATGTGTTTACATGCACAGTATCACAAAATGATATGAATACTGTGTTGGCCAACGTCGATATGAGCACGTTTAAGTTTTATTCGTTGTAAAATTATATACCCGTTTGTACAGTTGTAAAAATAGAAAATATAAAAATATAAAGTGTTTCTTTATGTTTTTATTTTACTTCGTAAAGACCGTTGTTAATCGGCGA